GTAAAAACAAAGTTAAATGGTTGCCTAGCAATCACTACCCCATCTACCAAAGGAATAGGATCAAGGTTTAGCTTGCCTACTTCAGAGGCATGTGTGTCGATAAACGATACGCTATCAGCCTTACCTAAACTAGGGTGTATTGTAATTTCGTCCGCGCAATTAAATTGACTAACTGCAATCTTGCCGGAATCAAAAGAAACACTCTCAACCATTGTCGTAAAGCTTGAAAATGCTCGAATATAAGTTAGTAAGGTATGTACGCTTTCACTAAGTTCAATCGAATCTGAAACTGATTTGATTGAACTGAATATCTGACCTTCACTGAAGCTGACCGAGTCCGAAACTGCTTTACCTAGTGAGGTTCTAGTAAAGTCATTAAGGTTTAATGCATCGGATATAACTTTACCAGCATTAAATACTGGATCTGAACTCAAAAGACCAACTGGCTCTACTATATTCTTGGTAGCTGAAATCTGTTGCGTTTCAGCAAAAGAGAAATCGCTAGTGAAAAAGAAAATAGTTCTTTCTGCATTTACATGAACGTCATGTAGAGAAAGATTCCTAAAGTTCGCAATAGCCGTGAGACTTTGAGTAAAAATGGAAGCGTTTAAAGTGCTCGAAGATATTGATGCGTAGACTTTTTTGTCATAAATTACTGCTGATGCTTTCTTTGTTGACGCCGTTAGGTTTAGGTTCCGGTGAGAAACGCTAGCCTTAATTAATCTATAGTTAATCGACGCTCTAATAGCCATTAACTATTACCCGAACTGTGATCTAACTTTAAACTTGATCAGGTCAATTACTGTCTGAGTTCTGTTTGAAGAATCTGTAAATTCAATTTCACCCTCAATAACTCCACTAGTAGCTAGAGTATCCGAGTCAAAAACAAACGTGACAACACCGCCAGATGCATTGGTTATTGTACCGACTAAAGTATCTATTAGCGCGGTCTTACCTACTGTACGAACTCGCATCCGAACAGATCCACCTGTTAAATCTAAAGGGTTAAAGGTTGCTGGATCATCGGCATCTAAAACAGATCCTGAAATCGCGGTGTTACTGTCCTTTAAAGTAATTTCTACCTCAGGAAGCTGATCTCCCTGAACCAAGTTGATAGTCGTTAAATATGCCATTAGATAAATGCCCTTGATTTTGCCGTTAAAGATCCGCCGCTAAATCCATATTTAACTTGACGAATAACCCTGCCTACAGCTCTCTCAAATAATTGCTTATTGTTGGCCGCCGCCGATGGGTTTGACCAAGGTTGAGATGACATCATTTGGAGCCTGTACAACGCTCCATGAGCGATAAGCTCTCTGTGCTCTTTTCCAACCGTGTCGGGAATGCTAGTGCTTGCCGATGATGGTTTCACGCTATATAACACCCTAAGAGAATCTGTAGCGGAAGGAATTGGTGCTAGATAAAAATCGGCATTATCCCGTTGGGCATAAAATTGAGGTGAACCTGTTGTGGTTTCGTCCCCTAGTCGTAACAATAATTGATTGTAGCTTATTGGAGACAATGCCGATTTGTCTTTAAAAATATCCAAAATATGATTTAGCTCAGTACTTGTCGGTAAACTTACCGCGTACTCGTTTACTCCCGCAATAACAGTAATAAACTCAGGCTCAGGCATATAGACATCTGTTCTAGCGCAGAAATCTATAGCTGAATCCCTAACCGCTCTTTCGATAACAAAGTCAGGTGCGCCTTGAGCTTCGGGGCGGACGTAGAGAGCAAAATCAGAATATTTCATTATCCATTACCCTTATAGTGTGGGGACTGGGGTTGTGGCCGAGTCTGCTTGAGTTTTAATTCCCAAAGCAGTAGCAAAGCTCTGATAGTGCATCATTGCTCTCTGAGCGTTTCCAGCGAACTCTGAATCCTTCTGATATGAACGATACAGGACATAGTCCAGTAAACAGTTAGAGTAGACATCATCTACACTGATTACGCTTGTATCTGAAGAGAAGTTGGAAATAGCGATCTCTGAAGGAGATGAGCTAAACACTATCTCTAATGAGTGAGTTCCACTTGCCGCTTTAGGGTAAACGTAAAAATTCTTGGGGTCGGCAGGATCATAAACAAAATGTTCAATCTTGTTTGTTCCAGCCGCTGTCTCATGCCAGTTAGGTAAAGTCTCGTCAAGTATCCGCCGCTGGACTTGTGTAACTGCTCGTCCACCTACATTGCGGACTACCTCAATTAACCTTAACGCCGCTGACGGTAGTGTCTGTTTACTGCCGGTAGAGCAGTCAAAAGTGGTGTTTACCATCTTTGCGTCTGGACGGTGCAGTACAACTTCTTTCTGCGCGTCATTAAAGAACTTTAAAAGCTCTTCGTTAGGAAATCGAACATTAGTATTATCTTGTAGGATAATTCCAGCCCGATCTAAAATATCTACAACTTTAGTTGTTGCCATCGTTCGTCTCCCATTCGATTATTTGTAAATCGGGGTTATTTTTAAAAAGCGAATTGTAATCAAACTCATTTCCGGTGATTACATTCCTTACTCGTTTAGGGACGAGGGCTTCTTCTTTGGGAGGCGGGTTGGCTTTATTGCGGGCCAACTGTTTAACCTGTTCCTCTAGCTGTGCAAGCGTTAGCCTGCGATCCAGCTTTACATCGAAGTCTTCTTTTGCCTTAGCAAATATCTCGTCTTTTTTTGTTACAGATTTCATTTAAACTCCTAAAAAGGGGGAGTTTCCTCCCCCTCATGGGTCAGACTAGTATTAAGTCCACTTACCTACGCAAAGTGCATCTGGAGTTACAACCTTAGATCCATACACTTTTAAGCCACGAACTTGATCGCCGAAGGTGCTTTCCATGCGAACAGTTTCAGTGTTAGTGAACTGTGACGCAAAAGAAAGAGCCTTAGGGTGACCCGCTAGAACGTGAGTATATCCAGCGTCAGAACCAGCGGCTGGGGTATATACCATGTTGCTTTGGAACACGTTAAAACGGTCAACCATTCCAACTTGTCCATTACGAAGAGGTGAAGTGGCATCTCCAGTAACATACGCCTGACGAAGCTCAGACTGCTTCAATAAGCTAATAAACTCAGGAGAAAGAACGATAAATCGACCTTCTTCAGGAATGTTCAGCTCATCTAACTGCTTAGACATCAGTAGGATGTTTTCTAGGATGTTAGCGGAAGTGATAGCCGTTTGAGAGCCAATGCTTGTAGCGCCTGTAACAGCGGCTGACAAGACATCAGTTTCTACAGCAATACGCATTCCTTCCGATGCATCAGTAGATGCGCCGTCCAACATGTTGATGTCAGCCTGAGCCGCCAACACATCGTCAACTTTAAAGCTGTAGTACTTAGCTTTGTCAATTAACATCTCTACTTTAGCTGTGGTCAGCTCTTGAGTAGTGATTGTGCCAGCATAGTCATTAATCGTTACATTCGGAACTGTACGAATAATAACCTTGTCGCCTTGGCCGGAGATTTCACCTTCATAATCGGTGTTTGAAATCGCGGGTAAAATTGATTTTTTGTAAAACTTTGCCTGAAGGAGTTTGGAAAACACCTCTGGGATGAAGTTTACTTCAGATGTAGAACCCGTACTAAATTGTGAAAAAGACATTTTATTACCTCACAAGAGATTAGCGGCGAATCGATCCACTTTCCATTGCCTTCATGATTTCAGTCTGATGCTTTTCAAACACTTTGTTTGGCATCTTCATAATCTCATCGACAGTCCAGTATTTCTTATCACCTTTTAAATTAGACTTTCGAGCCTTAGGCATCTTAGGTTCTGCAACCTGTTTTGCCCTTTCTAAAGTCTGCTCTTGCGGCGTTGAAATTGGTTGGCCCATATCAGCTTTAAACCTATTAAGAACAGAATTAACATCATTAGACGATCCAGTTTGAATCCACTCTTTCGTCTGAGAGTCTGAGTCCTCAAGCCAATTTAACCAGTCCGAAGTATCAATTAATTGATCAACATCTGGATGAGCCATTCTGATTCTTTCAAAATGCTCACTATGTGCTTGGTTCTCTAACTCTTGTGTCTTCGCTTGTTCTTGGTTAGCTATAGCTTCTTTAGCTTTACCTACTTCATCCTGTGTTCTCTTAAGCTCGTCTAAAAGAGGGCCGGCTAAATCGGGATAATCTTCCCTAATTTGTGCCAGTTTTCCTTCATCCTTACCCGATTCCACAAGTTGACCTTTTAGCTCCGTGAGGCTTTTGATCAGGTCGGCATTTTGCCGCTTCAAGTCAGCCGCTTCTTGGGTTGCTTTGGTCATTCTCGCCTGTGCGCCCTTCATCGCTTTCTCTGCTTTTTGCAAAGCAATCGCATCATCAGATTCTGTATCGCCGCGTTGTGAATCGTCTTCTGCGTCCTCATCTGCCGTGGTTTCAGCCTTGTCCGTGGGATCGGGGGCATCTACTAGCAACTCTTCTGGTTCGTCCGGAGTATCCTCTAAAGGCTGATCGGCCTCTGGGGTTCCTTCTTTACTTTTAGTCATTTGCTCGTACAACTCTTTAGCTTCAGCTTCTAGTCGCTCTGGGTCATTTCTACTAGCCATTTCATAATCCTGTCGAGTCCCACTTATGGGATATTCGTTAGCTTATTAATCTATTACGGTATTCCGGTTAGGGAGCCGCGCTTTGTCTAGGACGGACTTTGCCGCCGTTTCTAAATTCAAGAAAAACCGTAACTCTAGGAGTCGGCCCTGCTCAAATCTAAAATTTTTCTCATCCGACTGCTCTAGTTGTTTCTGAGCACTATCGAATCGGTTATCAAACAACTGCTCCAGCATTTCCCATTCCGGACTGGCCTTGAGGCGCAACACCGCTTGGGCCTGCTCCCTGTTGAGCTTGAGCTTGGAGTAACTGTTGTTGTTGGGCTTGCTGTTCAGCTTGCAACCTCTCTTCTGACTT